TTTATGAGCGGAATAAAATTCATTTGCCATGTGGTCTAAAAACTCATAGAGATGTTCAACCGATGGCATTTTTCCCGTATCCATCATTTCGTTAACTTGCTGAATATAATCCCCAACAATTCTTTCGGCAGTCTGAAGATGGATTCCGTACTGTTCAAGGTATTCAGCATTTCCCTGTGTGATATGCCCTGTCAGCAACATATCTCTGTGTGACTGGCGAAATGCCTGCATAATATGATGCCTGACCTCATCGTCTTCTGCGTCTCTTTCAGTCCAGTTCTCAGGTATTCCATTAGATATGCGGATCTCTTCCATTGCATCTTGAAACGTAGCAATTTCCTTGATTGCTCCTTCAATATACATAGCTCCACGCTCTTGTTGATATCTTGCTTCTTGTATACGAATACGACTCATCTCTGTATCTTTAGCAAGCCACTCTTTAATACGAACGTCTAATTTAGCATTTTTAAAATACGCATCCTCAATAGCCAACCTTTTCTTTTCTATCTGCGAAAGACATTGACGCATCTGTCGGTAAGGACTCATGGTCAACATAGTAAGTGTCATTAACTGGTTTGTGTGTTGAGTGTTACGTCTGCCAAGTGTTTTGTTTGCACGTTCAACTGGAATCATCTTCTCCCCAAAAATTTTAGAAATCTTTGCAGGAGTGATAGTTGAGAAATGCTTCGACATTCCTAATAAACTTTGTTCTATTTTAGCTAATGCGTTCATGACCCTGAAGCTCCTCCCCCACCTGAAGCTGAAAACCTGTCATATGATGAGTCAGCTGTGGCGTTATTAGCTATGTTAAGAGTATCTAGTTGTCCATTATTATGAGCAGATGTAGTTCCCATAAACACAGAACTTGAATCGTTGTCTACTGTTGATGTTCTGTTTCTAATAGAAGAAAGGTCACCCCCATCAGTAGCATCCCCTGGAGATGCTATGGTCATATTGTCCATAGTGTCTAATGTAGCTGAAGCATTTTGTCCACCAACAACAACAGCTTTAGTTCCATTTGTAGCTATATCAAAAGCGTTTCTTATACTTGTAAGGTCACCAAAATCTGTGCCGTCATCAGTTGATGTTATGTTGAAATACTCTACTGTATTTACAAGACCACTACTAGTTGCACCACCAGCAAAGAGTGCTCGTGAACTATTCCCACAACCACCTAAGTTAGACCCTGCGTGTAGGTTGCCACCAGTAGAAGCATTACCAGTTGATGCAAAAGTTATATATCCATATGCTGTAGAATCGCCACCATTTCTCCCACCGACCCCAGAAGAAAACACTCCTCTAGTACCATTTGAACTTGCTCCATGAGCAGACCCAGTTGCATGAGTGTCTCCAAAATCTTGAGCGTTCCCAGTACTAGCAGTAGTAATGTAATCTATCTGAGCTATATCACTACTGCCATCATGTCCTCCGTAAAATGCAATGCGACCACCTGCACCACTTGATTCTGCACGACAATACCACATTCCGTTACTCAGGTCACCAAAGTCTTGTGCGTTGTTAAGACTTGCAATAGACACATAATCCATTACATTCACATAGGCACTTCCTGTGTAGCCACCACCAAATACTCCTCGGTCACCTTGCCATGCGTTTACAGAAGTCATTTCAAAAGTGTTGTACTTTGCTATGTTAGCTTCAGTTATAGTGTTTAACTTTTTAATATTACCTATTGCTATCGTATTAACTTTTTCTATTTCATTAGCCATTATGCGTGCTCTATAACATCCATACTAGGGTTTATGTAAACCACATCTGGGCTTAATGCTATACCTACAGCCTGAACGAAAGCCCCATCTGTAGTAGGAGCAGTTGCAGTCAAAGCTCCTGCTGTTTCTGATAGGTAAAGAGTTGCCCCTGTAGTCCAGTTGTAAGTGTCATCACGAATAAAACCTTTTAATAATATAGTTCCAGTAGCAGTATCGCTAATTGCAGCTGGAGCAATTCCTATTGCTCTGGCTGTAGCGTATGCACTAGCGTCAGCCTTAACTATTTCTGATGTTGTTGAATGAATACAAACTAAATCAAATGCAGATATTGCTCCACCTGCTAACATTTGTACCGAGAATCCTGTAAATGTATGGTCAGTAGTTCCTAGTAATGGAGTACTAATATTTACGTGTTTAGCTTCAGATAAAACAATTCCACCTACAGTAACTATTCCTGAAGTAGTATCGTCTGCATCATTCTTTAAAAATGCGTCATCAACATTTAAAGTATTAGTTGATAGACTAATGTTTGTTCCTGCTACAAGTGCAGTCTTAGAAATTGCTATAGCTGCACTGGCATTTACATCTGCATTAACTATAGCTCCATCTGCTATTAGAGCAGATGTAATAGCATCATCTGCAATCAAAGCAGAAGTTATTGCATCATCAGCTATTAAGGCAGATGTTATTGCGTCATCTGCTATATGCTCACTACCTATTGCATCATCTGCAATCTTAGCTCCTGTAATAGCATCTGCTGCTATCATTCCTGTTTCTACAGCAGTACTAGCTATAGTAACAGCTCCATTTGCAGCCATTGTTATATCACCTGATACAGCTACAGGGTTATAGTTTGTGCCATCAGCTACAAGAACATGACCACTTGTGTTAGTTCCCATAACTAAATCATCACCAGTAATAGTCAGGTCACCTGCTATTGTAACTCCACCTTTAAATGCAACTGTTGAATTAGCTACAGTAGAGTTAGGTGTAAATGTTATGTGGTCAACAAACGTTCCTTGTGATGCAGCGTCATTACCTATAGCAAGTACGCCATCAGTTCCAGCGTCTATTCTCCATTGGTCACTGGCATCATCACCCTCGTCAGCATACATATAGATAGCTGCAAGAGCTCCTTCGTTACCACGAACACTTAATGTTTCTACATCTATACCTGATAGATGTACTTTATCGTCAAATTTAAATCGCCTTTTAGAAGCACCACTAACAACCTCTACGTCAAACTCACCTGGTGTAGCGTGAGAATAACTCCAATATCCACTAGAGTTAGTTGTTATGCTAGAAGCTTCTCTAGCTGTGCTTGTCGAGTTTTTGTCATATATATGAACGACTGCACCAGAGACTGCATCTCCTGCGTCATCATAGACAAACCCTGCGAAGTCTATAGTTGGAGCTGCCACTATTATCCTCCTAGTCTTGACCTATCTCTAAAGTTGATAGCGTCTCTTGTGACCCCTAAAGGGTCTTGTTCTAAATCATCTTCGTCTACAAATATTAATGTTATACCTTGTCCTGCTAATGCTTGTCTAGCAAACAAGTCTCTAGCTTTAGTTTCTGCACCTAATTCATAGTGATAGTATACACCCTGTACGTTGACGGCTAAATCAGGTGGGTTGTAAAACAAAAAGTCTATTATCAATCCACCCTTATCTAATCTACCACCCATTAGTGGTGATTGATAAGTAAAGTCTTCTCCAGGTTGGTAGCCTAATTCTAATAAAGATGCGTAAAACATCCATTCAGGTTTAGACCCTATCCAACTATCTGGTGGTGTAGTTAATGTAGCTTGCGTAGTCATTAGCCATCTACCAATGCTATCCAAGATAGCTTGTCACCATTAGTTGCTGCGTCAACATATAACGTACTAAACGTAACAGAACCACCTACATCAGCAAAATTTATTTCTAAACTATTACCCGCAGACAATTCATACCCATTAGTTGTAGTTACTCCACTGTCTCCAAAGTAAACAATGCCAGAGTTAGCAGCAAGAGCTTTAACTTTAATCCATCTAACTCTACTAGTAGTATTAGATAATTGTTGTTCTCCACCTGAAGTAGATACAGTTGTTGTACCAGAATCAATAATCATGGCTCTACCAATGTAATCCTTGATGAACCTCGTTCATCATGTCCTGTGTATTCAATAGCTGTTGCAGAAGTAACGTCTACGTAGTAGTTACGTGTACCCCCACCATCATCTCTAAATGTAAATTCAACTAACGTATTTGATTCTATAGCTGATATTAAAGCTGCTCGTAACTGTTTAGGGTCTTTCCCTTTGTAAGTTTCATTTAAGTTTACTTCTACAGCATGACCATACTTAGCAGGTAACTTCTTTCTGTATTCAAGTGTTAAAGAAACTACGTCAGGAGACTTTTTCATAATAGCTATAGTTGTACCTGACTCTCTGGCTAACGTTACTTTAAACTTTATAGCTCTAAACGTAGTACCTACATTAGAACCAAACGTATAACTAGTAGTACCATTACTGGTAATCGTACCCATACTTGTATAGTCTTCTGAATAATCCAAAGCATACTGTACAGCTACAGTCTCAGTACTAGAAGCATCTTGTACTTCTACTTTTAACTTTAATGCTAACTTATCTACTTCAGATTGTTGTGCGTCAAACCAAGGTGTTTCTAAATAACCACTAGTGTCATACTCAAACCTAGATAACTGTGAAGGATTAAGAACATCAAATGGTATAGATTGATTGTACAGCTTACCATTAAATCCCCACCACAATCTGTAATCACCTTTACCTGCGTTTGTTACTAACATATGCTCAACAGATTTACCTGCTGTAGATGCAGTAGCAGACCATTTAGTTTCCCACCCAACGTCATTCCAACCTATGATTGATGACTGTCCAGTAGAAGCATCAATAACTGCTGACCTTCCTACTTGTCCGACAGGAGAATGGAAAGACCAGTCTGTACTAGCTTGTGCTGCTGGTGCAGTAGTAGCGTCTATTGCAGCTAACAATTCTGTGTGTGTACCTATAAGTTTTTTAATTGTTCCTCGTTGTGATGCAGGTAAACCATCATCTCTATCCGGCCCCATCACTGTAACAACAGCATTGTTATTACCATTAATATATTTATATATACCTAAACCACTAGGATTGTATATTGCGTCACGCCATCTAACAGAACCTACGCCATTAAATTCATGGAAAGGTAATTGAAATTGTGTTTCAACAAATCTTCCGTTAGCCATGTCGTGTGCATACAAACCTACTTTAGTGGCTGCGTAAATAATTTGGCTTCCTGTAGCATCTCTACCTACAAATAAGTCAGTAACAAATCCGTCTTGTACAGGTAGTAACGCATCATTAACAGGTGTACCACCAATAGTAAGTGTGTACCAAAGCTGACCACTAGAGTCTATTCCCCACAATCTGTCATCCCAAGATGTAAGAAATTTAGCGTCAGTTGTTTTGTCTACAACTGTGGTATCAGCAGAGTAATAACTATACCCACCACCATGAGCAACAACCACATAGTCTGTGCCTGCCATGCTAATAGTTATAGAATCTGTTGGTGTGTCAGGAAAACTATAAGCACTACCACTGTTAGTTAATTGTGTAAGAAAATCTGCTCCATGAGATTCCCCACCCTCTGAATATACATAAGGTTTTTTATCAAACCCAACGTATAAAGAATCTCCTTTTTCAGCTATAAAAGTAATAGCACCACTAACAGCAGTACCATCAGATAACTGTGCTCGTGTCTCTATAGCTAACGCAGGTAATACCAAATGTCTTCTATATCTTAGTTGTAGTGTAGAGTACCAAGCCTTGTCTGCATCTGCAGCTCCTTGCATACGTTCTACACCTATACCACCACGCCAGTCTGACCAAGAAATAACAGATGCTCTAGTTTGCGAGTCTCTGGTTGTGTCACCAATAGTAACCTTTGGTGGGTACAAAGAAGCTAATGTACTTTGTACTGGTCTAGTTAATGGATAATATGTTCCATTAAGATATATTTCATTTTGGTCTATTACTTTGTTTGCCATTACTCAACTGCTCTACCTGTAATTAATAATGGAAACGCACGTTTAGCTTGTTCAGCTAATCCAAACCAGAAAGCTGCTGCTTGTCGTAAAGCATCTGGGTCTGTAGTTGGACCACCTGACGCTGCAGACAAAGCTAACCCTGTAGCTCTAGCTATAATATATGAATCATCTATTTCAGTTGTAGCTGTATCAGAACTTAGCAATGCAGGTTTGTCACCACCTGATAGCTTTATCATGTTGTAACCAACTTCTAATTGAGCACCATCATTTAGAATTAAATCTCTGGCACTTCTGTCTATCTTCCATAAATGTTTAGGAAAGATTTGAAATACTGCTGTATCATTCTGTACTACTTTAATATCATCTAGTCGTACTTGACACGCACCTAAGTCAGAATCATATTCTAATCCTATAGAGATGATTGCTGTATTAAGTTCTGGGTTAGCTAATTTGATACGTACATAAGTCCATGTGTCTGCTGATAAGGCTGGAATAGATAACGTCTCTAATGGAGACGCACACGAAGCAGAATCGTCAAGTAATATCTTTAGATTACCAGAAGAAGTAGCAACTGTACTTTTAACCCAACATTCTAAGTAATCATATTTACTAATATCTTTACTAGTTATAGAGTCAGTTGCTATGTCTCCAGCACTAGCACCACTAGCAATAACAAACTTGTTACAACCTGTGCCTTGTTTTTTATCCTCTGTATCTACTGTTACTGTAAAGTCTGAGTCTACTGTTTCATCAAATGCAGAATTACAACTGTGTAAGATAGTAGAAGTAACAGCACTTCTATAATAAATACGATTAATAATTGATATGTTACTAGGTATATCAAACCTTAAAGTTCTTCCATCTCCAAACAAAGCTGTATGTGGAGAACTAGACATATCAGGATATTCTATTGGGTCATATGCCTGACCTGTTGCGTCTACAACAGCTTGATTAATAAAATCATTAATAATTGCAGGGTCATATGGTTCATCATATATTTCATATTCATCAGAACTAGCTACAGTAAAACTAGCATTTTGTTGAAACTGAATAGTGTTATTACTAGCTGTGTAGTCATTAACATATTGAGTAGTTTGAGTAGTTCCATCACTAGCATCAGTAACAAGAATTAACTTACCATTGTAAGTATCATCACCACCTCTAAACGTATTAACGTCTATAAGAGTGTTGTTAGTGCCACCTGTAGCAGTACCAGTTTTTAATGCCCCTAGGTTAAAACCTATAGACTGTCTAATTTGTTTTCGTGTTCTTCCTTGTACAGGCATAATTTAACCTCATTTATCAGATGTTAATTCATCCAACTGTTGTTGCAAGTCAGCTAGTTCTCCGTATTGTTTTGTGATTAAATTATCTTTTTTAACAATTAATCTTTTTAACAAATTTATTTGTGCTGCTTGAGCAGCTTCAGGATGAGCTTGTAACGCTACACTAATATCTTCAGGTGTTAATGTAAACTCGCTAGTTGCCTCACTATTATTAACCATTAAATACCTCTGTAATATATTCTATTGTTTGTACTCTCTCTGCGTTTCTGTGCGTACTCTTTAAATTCTTTTATCTGCTTACCTATTTGTTTCTTTTGTTCAGCAGTAATAGGTTTTTTTTTGTCTTTAACTCTACACTCGATTAAAAAGTTTTCAAGTGCTTGAGCTGCCATATCTTCTATATGTGCTTTAGAAATACTAGGGTCAGCAGGAATCTTGACTACCTGAGCTCGACCAGTCTCAGGGTCATTGAATTGAAACGTATGCACAACAATGGACACCCCTGTTTCTTCGTTATAGCCAGCAATATTGCCACCTACATACGTAGACCCTTGAGGTGTCCAAAGTTTAATAGAATCCAATTTAATATAGATTCATTAACATTACAGTGTGGAACTCATTGTCCACACCGGCTTTACCATGTAGTCGAGCAAGAGCAGGAGTAGTGTCAGCACCAATAGCAAGTAGTTGACCTGCGTGGTTTGAGCTTGCACCTACTAGTGTACCAACTGCTGGAGTACCATCAATTTTAGCTGTAGCCATACCTGCTACCTGAACCCAACCATAATAGTCAGCTTCTAAGTCAGCAGCAGTTACACCAACAAATCTACCTGCAACAGCAGCAGGAGCAACAACAATGTCCTTGTATGGACTCTTGATAAGACCTGCTGTATCAGTACCTGCAGTTATTGCAGTCTGAAATCCATCAGGCTCATCTATTGTAATTTCTCCAGTACCACTAGATGCAATCAAAGCATGACCTTTAATTTTGTACATTTCGTGTGGGGTAGTACTGGCTAAGTTAAAGAATAAGTATCCTTCTGCATACAAATCTTTAGCTGCTGCTGTACCACCTAATGTAATACTGATAGCAGTATCGCCTACTGAAGGACTAGTTGTAATCACCAAGTCTTCATCATGATTACCTGCTGGAGCTTCAGAAGCTACAACTAAGCCTTCTCCGATTGCAGTTCCCCCATTAGCTACGTAACGAAACTTTCTGCCATCAGGGAACGCCATTTCTGCACCGAGAACTTGTCGTTGGTCAGATGTGGTTATTTTTTCAAAACCATATCGACCACCTTGAATTGGACTAAAAGACATATCAAACCTCCTAAAGGTTTATTTATTTACAGGGTTTACCCCTGCGACCAACCGATTTTATTTTAAGAACCCTGAAAGCCTCGGTCAATCTTTACAACTTTCAGGATTCTATTATACATCAGACTGTGCTGATTCTTTGCATTGTTTCTTATGGAACGCTAATTTAGCTCCTAAACCAGAAGTGTTTTTAGCTTCTGCTTTAAACCCACATATGTCACAAAAACCTGTAACAGTCTGTGGTTCTAAAGCTTTCCAATCAGTTTCTCTGCACCATTGACATTCACAACTTTCAGCAGGTTTCCAAGGGAATAACCCTATTTTAGCTTTACGTAATACATAATCAGGGTTGCCAGGTACTCCAGTTATAGTAGTACCAACAGCTCCACTAATTTCACCTTCGTTGTTATAACTAGGTTTATGTCTAAATAAAATAGTTTTAGCTTGCCAATCATCTATATATTTCATAGCAAAACCAGCGTTAGCTAATTCTATTTTTTGTTTATTACGTTCAGTTATATCTGCCATTTATACCTCTACTTTATGAAGTTGCTAAGTCACCAATTTCAAATTGTATTGCAGCACCTTTAGTATCATCTAATTCAAAGACACCATAGTCTGCTGTCATTACAACTTCTGTAGCTCTAAGAGAAGCATCTCTCTGTCTTTCAGTTCTAGTCTCTACGCTAGTAAGAGCTGCTAATGCAGTCTTGTCAGCAATAACACCATACCCTGAATCAACGCTACCTGTCTTTTCAATGTTTCCATCTTCAAATATTGGTACACCATTAATTGGTCGTAACCCACTATAGAAGTTAGACAACAAATCTGCTGACCAACCTGATGTAATTTCAGCGTTGTTACCTGCAGTTGTTGCTGCTTCTTTAGATAGAGTTGCAACAGCATTTGGGTGGTGAACTATATATAGTTGAGAACCAAACTTGTTTGCTTTAGCGTTAGAAACAATAGCGTGTACGTTAGCAGCATTAAAGTTTCTTCCGTCTGCACCAAGAACAGTTCCACCATTTAAACCTGTGTAAAGAGCAATTACATCTTTATCTTTTTTTCGAGCCATACCATCACCAAGCTGTCTTCCAATAATTGAGAAAACATTGTCGGCTGCTTGTCTTACAAGTTTATCTGTAAGAATAACTTTAGCACCAACCTCACTAGCAGTAAGGTCAATGGTTGTCATTCCAATATCTTCTTCGTCAACAATGTCTATTCCGTCTTGTAGGTCACTCATTGTCATTGAGCCAACTTTAGGAACAGTAACTGTCTTAGCACCTGATGGCAAACTAAATTGTTCTATAAGTGCTAACGCAGGTGCGTTATGTTCTTCTGTATATCGAGCTGAACTAAGTATTATTCTTTGGGCATTTTCTAAATTCCCAGTTGTTGATGTTTGAGCCATGATAGCCCTCCTGATTAAATATTAAGTTTTATTTCAATCAGTAACCCTTCGTGCCACTGTTTTTGTTAAACAACTACTACTCTATAAACCTGCAGCCCTTCGTGCTGCGGCGAGTGCGTTAGGTGACCTGTCACCTGAATTGTATTTGTCTAACCAACTGTCCTCACTATTAGAAGCACCTGGTGTACTTTGACTACTGTCAAATTCTTGTGGTGGAACTAGCTTTGCTTCTAGTTCTGCTATTCTTGCATCTTTAGCTCTATTAGCTTTAATGCTTTTAGCTGCTTCTTCCATAGATTGAGGAGAGTCATATTTTTTTAATTCTGCAAGGTCGCTTAACTTTAAGTCATACTTAGTAGCAAAATGTTCTGCTGCTACAGATTGACCTTGTATATATCTAATTTGGTCTTGCTGTTGTTGTGCTAACTGTGCTTCACGACTTTGTTGTGCCATCCATTGAGTAGCAATTTGATTTGCTTGGTCTGGTAAATAACCATTCCTTTCTAATTGTTGTGCGTATTGAGATGCTTGTGCTTGAAGTTGAGACTGTTGTTGCTGTTGTTCATATTCAGCATTTTTAGTTTCAAGTTCTTTTAATCGTTGTTCTGTAGTTTCATTATTTTCTTGAGGTACGCTAGGAGCTTCAGGAGTTTCTGTAGTAGTGTTTGCTTGTTCAGCTACAGGTTCAACAGGTTTTTCTGTTGTCTCTGTTGGAGTCTCTACATTTTCAGGTGGGGGTGGAGTATCAGTTGTTTCTTCTGTAGGAGCAGAAGTGTCTTCAAACGTGTTAGCTCCTTCAAACTCTGAAGTTACATCAACTAATGTATCTCCATTGTTATTGTCCTGAGTAACTTCAGGTGTACTTGTATTGTCTTGTTCTGCCTGATTAACCATTATTAATACCTCATATAATTTAATTTATAGTATACATCTAATGTCAACGTGGAATAAACCCTACGTTTGAAATTGCTGTTGTTGATGGACCTCTGCCATAAATTCTACTTATTACTTCTTTACCACCTGGGGTTAAAGGACTATAAAAATCACCATACCAAAAAGCCAAAGTTTCATCTATTGCATTTGGAGCACCCATAGGTGCTTGATTTTGAACATATAGTTTTCTTAACTGACTACGTTTTTTAACTAATGTATTTATTTGTGCATTGCTACGTCTTATTTGAGTTTGTGTTCCTGTATCAGCATTTAAATAATCATTCCATTGTTGTGCTATTTGTGGTTGCCTAGTACTAAAATTAGCATCATATAAATTATTAATATTGTTACCTATACTCCAGTACTCAGATAAAAGTTCACTTGCTTTTTGATATATCTTTTCTGTTTCTGTATCGTCTGCTTCAAGTCTTCTTATAAATTCATTATAAGTATTATCACCTTGTGCTTCTGCTCTTAATCTAATGTTTTCTTTAAAATCATTTCTAGCTGAATTGTATTTATCCCAATCTGATGAGTCAGGAGTTTCTTCTAACTTAATAGATTTAAATTCTGCAATTAATAAATCAACACCACTTTTACTAGCATTTGCTCCATTATATAATTGGTCATAATATTGTTCTCTTTCTTCTGGAGCACCTGCTTGTACAGAATTTTTAAATTCTTTCTGTATAGCTATTGTTGCACCTTCATATTTATCATACTTAGCAGAACGAGCTTCACGCCATTCAGAAGGAGACAAAACAGCTGTTCCTCTTTCTCCTTTTTTCCAATTACTTAATTTTTTATCGTTT